TGTTATCCAAGATAATGTTCGTGAGATGGGAATTAACGCAAGAATCACAAGGGATAAAGATGTAATTCAGGCATTGTATGGTGATGGATTTGACGAAACAACAACACCTGATGGTGTTTACACTTGGTCAAACTCACACTTAAATCTAAATGGGGACACAATAGATAATCTGGAAACAGGAACACTAACTCCAGCAAACCTTGAGACACTTGTTAAGTCATTGAGACTGCAAAAGAAACAAGATGGTTTGTTAGGTGGACACAATCCAGCAGGATTGGCAGTCCCAGTAGCATTATTTCCTGACGCGCAGGAAATAACTAAATCAGAATTAGCGGCTCACACAGGTGAAAATCAACTTAACTACTTCTCGGCAATTTATCCAGGATTAGTAGTTGGCTCATCTGGTTTTCTTGACAGCACCTTTAACGACTACACCAATGCTAATACCTCACATTATTTGGTATCAAGAAATCACAAACTTACAAGAACAGTAAGATTAGGATTAACTACAGAATTGATACCTTATCAATTTGACCAAAAAGACAGATGGTTTTACAAGGCACGATATAGAGAGGTGCCTTCAGCTAAAGGTTGGCAGGGAGCAGTAGCTTCTAATGGAACGGTCTAATTATTACTAATTAACTAATAGATTTAATGCAGAATAAAAGATGTCAGCAATGTGAGAAGCAATTTAAACCGAGGCGTAAAACGAGTAGGTTTTGCTCTTCTAATTGTTGGTATGATTTCCGTTTTGGTAATCGTCATTATGATACTGAAAAAAAATGTCAACTATGTGGTAGTATTTTCTCTAAAAGAAGAAATCTATCATTTAAGGCATTTTCAGAGCAAATGTTTTGTTCTAATGTGTGTAGAATAAATTGGAAAAAAACGGATGGTTATCGTAAAACAATCTCGCAAATTATACGAGAGTGGTATAGCAATAATGGATTTCCATTACCAATATTATTTCCACGATATTCGTCAGGATATGCAAAGTGGAGAAATGAAGTTTTGAAAAGGGATAATCATACTTGCGTGTTATGTGGTTCTGTAAAAGATTTACATGTAGACCACATAATTCCATTTAGTATATCTGAAAACAAAAGATGTGAAGTGTCAAATGGTAGGACACTTTGCTTCAATTGTCATAAGGAAACTAATACTTATGGGCGTAGAGCATCAGTTATGCGTAAAAATCTACAACAACTAACTACATGAATAACATTCATAATTGGATAAATACAGGATTAATCCTATTGGTTGCCATTCTTTTAGTTGTTGGTAATCAATCAGGCTACTTAGGAGGTGGAACACGCTTTCCCAGTGGTATAAGTGCAGATAGCACTTCACCATCAGTGGGAGAAGTTAGAGGAACTACTCTAACTTCAACAGGTGCGGCAACTCTTGCTTCGGCAATAGTTTCAGGTGCAACGACATTGTCAAGTACATTAAGTGTAACAGGCGCTACAACACTTAAAGTTTTGACTCAAGGTGGAGCAGTTTTAGCAACTTCCACATCAGCAACAGCAACAACATTTGCACTTGCTGACTTGTTGACTTATTCAGCTTGGGAAGTCACACCAAATGTTGCGGACTTAACTTATACATTTCCAGCATCTTCAACACTGTCAACAATAATACCGACAGCAGGAGATAGTAGGACTTGGACGATTTATAACGCAACAACCACTGCAACAATAGATGTTATCTTTGCGGCAGGAACAGGTTCAGAAATTAAAGGAGCAGGAGGTGCGGCATTAACTATTGATGAAGCATCATTTGGAACTATTACACTTACAAGAAAAGCTAATAGCGACATTATAATCCTTACAAATTTCCCAACAGCGGATTAGTTCATCCATTCATTTTCTCTTCTATAGAAGGGGAAATGGGTTGGGTGAGCTAAAATTAAAAATTAACAATTAACGATTATGAACAAAATTATAGGAATAGGAATAGTAGTAATAGGACTTATTGTTTTGTTGACTACTGGAACTATGCAACTTGGTGGAGTAGTTCAAAATACGCCAACATATTCCAATGTTGCTACAAGTGGAATTATGTCAATTACGAGTTCTACTCAAATATTAGCAACAACATCAAGAAGGGCTTATGCTGTAATATGCAACACTACGGCAACTAATTCTGCTTATCTAAGTTTTAGAGCAGATGCAGTGCCAGCTAACGGACTATTAGATTTTGAACTTGGAACTGGTGAATGTTATGAAATTAACAAAGACAATCTTTATGTAGGAGCTGTTAGAGCGACATCATCAACAGGCACAATAAATTTAACAGTAACGGAGTTTAAAGACTAATGACTATACAAAATCTAAAAGCGGAAATTTCTGGAATGTTACACGGAAGCACTCTTAATAAAGTGCGAAACTTTTACGATTTATGTAAAAGGGCTTCTGGCAATGTTTTACTAAAGATAGACCCCGCAGAAACGAGGAGAATTGCCAATCTTACAAACGCAATACACGATGACATTTATGACTACACAGCACCCTCAGATTTGAAAAGAGTTATAGATATAAGACCACAGGTAAATAGAGATAGTTCAGATAACTTCTCTCAATGGTTTTCAGAGGAGTTTGATAAATTCAAAGATAGTTGGGATGACATCTTTCAGATAAGACACAATGATGGAACAAAATCATTAAGAGTGAGTAAGAATATAAGTCCAGCACCGATTACAGTTCACGGCTTTAATTCTCTAACTGATGACGGAACAATCGCAATAGTAGGAACAGCTTCAGGATTAAAAGTAGATACACTTCACTACATCACAGGCAACAAAAGTGTGGAGGTAGATTTAGCAGTGACGGGAGATGGAATACAGATAACAGGAATGTCAGCCATTGATTTGACCGACCACGATGAGATTTCAGAACACTTTATAAGAGTTTATTTAGATAGTGTTTCAGCATTAACTTCAATTACACCTATTTGGGGAAATGATTTAACTGCAAACTACTGGACTGGTGTGGCTCAAACTTCTCAGGCGGATGGAACAGCTTTTAGAATTGGTTGGAACATCATCAAAATACCGTGGAATACAGCTACAGAAACAGGAACAGTTGACCCCGCAACAATAGATAGTTTGAAACTTACTTTCACAATTACTGCGGCAATAACAAATGTGAGAATTGACCTTTGGACTTCTTCAATAGGAGAAATTTTTGAAATAGAATATTACTCAAAATATCTATTCAGAAGTTCAGCAGGAACTTGGAAAGAAACACCAACAAGTGATGATGATATTATTTGTTTAGACAGTGACACTTACAACATATTTACTTATGAATGTTTAATTGAATGCGCTCAACAACTTCAAGGAAGCGATAGCACTTTTGATATTACATTCGCGCAGAATAAGTTAAAAGAATTATATGACCTTCAAAAAGAAAACGCACCAACAGAGAAAATAAAACCTCAAACGAGATATTACAAAATCTAAAAAATTATGAGAACAAAAAAATGTTCAAAAGGTCGTATGTATAAGATTTTAAATAAAAAAGAATTATGTCTGAAAAATACCAATTAAGGAAAGAAGTCTCTGGCTGGGTTACAAATCAGGAAAGCACATCTGACAAAGCTCTCCCTCATATGGTTTCAGGTTCACAAAACATTCTAATTGACCCTCGTTTTGGAAAGTTTAGTTCAAGAGGTGGATATTCACGACTTGGAGCAGGAAACACAGCTTTAACACCGATTAGACAAGAGTTTAGATGGATAACTTCAACTGGAGAGGAGAGAGATTTAAGATGGTATGATGACGAATTAGAGGCATATTTAGGCACAATAGATGGAGTAGCAGTAAATGCTTGGACAAGAATTAAAAATAGTTTAAGCACTACAGCAATTCCGAGACGATGCACTTATTGGGATACTACAGAATTGATTGACCTTTTACTTTTTGTTCAAGGAGATGATAATATTTATGATTGGAGTGGAGCTATTACGACATTAGCTTCAGCAACTGTCAACACTTTGACTAAAAATGGAATAGCAACTTGGGCAAATTCAAGATTTTTAACGGCAGGAACGCGAAAAGTTTTAATCAATGGCACAGAATATACTTATACAGGGGGAGAAACTACCACAACTTTAACAGGAGTTACGGGAGACCCTTCGGCAGAAGCGGTAAATAGTGTGGTTAGTCAAGTGGTGAGAACAAACGCCAATACTCCTTTAGCTGATAGAAATAACCATACGATATTTAACATTGAAAATCATATATTAGTAGGTTCAGACGAAGACGCTTTAGTTTATGTGTCAAAAAGCACTTCCTTTACTGATTTTACTTATTCTTCACCAAGAGTTCCGACGGAAGGCGCCTTGCTTAAATTAACAGGCGCAACAAAAGGATTTGGCATAGTGAGTAAAATACCCATTATATTTGGAGGCAAAAATGAAGTATTTACAATGGAATTTGAGCAATTGGCTGTGGGTGCGGTTTTAACTGAAACTTTAAAAATCAAGAAGCTAAAAACAGGCATAAATCAAGGAGCTTTTAATCAAGAAACAATAGTGCCAGTAGGTGATGGATTGATTTATTTAACAAATGAACCCACTTTAAGAATAATTGAAACTGTAGCAGGAGCAGACCAGCCACAAATACGAGCATTATCTAATCCAATTAAGCCAGACTTTGACGCTGAGACCTGGACGAATGCTTGTGCAATTTGGCATAAGAATAGATATTATCTTTCTGCCCCAGCAAATTCAAAACTTTACATATTAGAATACCAAGAAGATGCTGATGGAACTTTAAAAAGATTTTGGCAACCTCCACAAATACTACCAGTTAGGTGTTTGACTATAATTTCTGATGCCTTATATGGACATTCAAATGCAGTTCCAGAAACCTATCTCCTATTTACAGGAAATGCTGATGGAGTTTATACTGACATTGCAGTAGCAGATAAACTTCCAATAGAAGCAATAGCTAAACTTTCGTATAGAACTTATGGTGATAGGGCTAATTTAAAATCACACGATGAGTTTTATGTGGAAGGAAATATCTCACCTGCGACAAATGATTTACAGCTGGTTTTAAGATACGACTACGGAGGAGCCACACAAGAGTCAACTTTTATAATAGACGGCACAAATCAAGACATTTTATATCAAACAATAGAAGAGACATCATTAGGACAGCAACCTTTAGGAACACATCCGATTGGAGGGGTGGTTCAAGAACCAACAGCACTTTCAAGGTTTAGAGTAATCTTTGAAATGCCAAAAGAAGACTATCACGAATTACAAGAAATTTATCAGAGTAATGGAGTTGATAAATCTTGGGAAATAATTTCTGCTGGTGGTTCAGTTAAATTAAGTCCAAATCGGGACACTTTAATTCATTTATAATTTAATAAAAATAATATGGAAATAATAACAACAATAGGAAAAGCGATAGGAACAGCAATTATAGGATTAGGAATGCTCGTAGGCGGATGGTTTGGACTTCAACCAGCTCCTCCTATTCAACTTGGAGCTGACTCTGTTTTATTTTTCGGTGGCTCAACTTACTACATTTCAGGTTCAGGAATTACCTCAACAGGAACTTCTATAACTTTGACATCTTTGACTATTCCTCAAACAGGACAAAAGATACTTGATGCTGACCTTTCAAGCACTTTCTTTATAACAATAGAACCCGGAAATACAACAAGACAAGAATTTACATCTTGCACGACTGTCACTCAAAACTCAACTGGCACAGCAACTCTTTCAGGATGTTCAAGAGGACTATCTCCTATCTCGCCTTATACCGCCTCTACGACATTAGGATTTGCCCATTCAGGAGGTTCAAAGGTAATATTCTCAAACCCTCCTCAAATTTATGACCAAGCGGCATTTAAGGCAAATGATGAGACCATCACTGGAACTTGGCTAATAGGAACTCCTACCGCTTCAACTCAAATAACAAATAAAACTTATGTAGATAATGTCGCTAACGCGGGAGCGGCTACCTCAACATCTTCAAATGGAGGTATTGTAGAAATAGGAACACAAGCTGAAATGGCTTCAGGAACGACAGCAGATGCAAACAAACCGCGAGTAATAATTACTGATTTTTCAACTTCAACACCAGATGGGACTTCACAGGCAGGAAAGTTTGCAGTTATCTCAGAAACAGATGGAAAACTAAATCAAAAATGGTTAGATTTAACAGAAGATTATGCTTGGACGGGAGCCCACACACATTCAGGAGTAAATACTTTTAATGGAGCAACAACAACAATTTCATCTGCTACAACTACGATAACAAGCACGACAGGGGTTGTAGGAATAGCCACAACTACACCAACATTAAAGGCAAATGGAGTAAGTATAGGAGCAGATGTTTATATTGCAGGTGGATTGGGTGTAGGAGTAGCTACAACGACAGATAATAACTTGGAAGTCGCAGGAAATATTTTAATTCGTGGAACAGCACAAGGGTTTCCAGCAATGAAAAGTGTTAATTATGCAACATCTACTGCATTTATTATTGGTGCTGATTATACAGAAGTCGTGACGGTGGGTTTTAGACCAAAATCTATTGTAGGAACAGTTTTGCTTGACGGTCAAAATGATTCTAATATTCACTGTATGTTTAGGTCTTATGAAGATAATGATTCATATTTTGGACAAGCGGTTGCGGGAACTGGTTTTATAGTTCAAACAGGAAAAATATGTGATTCAAACCAAACAAATGATGATATGATTGTTTCTATTTCAGCAGTTAGCTCAACGGGATTTACGATAACTTGGGATTGGGTCGCAGGAGGTTTCGCTACGGGAACTTTAATAAATGCAACAGTATTAGGGTTTGAATAACAATTTATTGGTATAAATAATATGATAGAACCATTACAAACAATAGAAGGAATACAGGGAGCAGTAAAACAAGACCCAAAACTTAGTTTTGACCCTAATCTAAAAAAGACCTATCTAAAACTTGGTGGTGTCCTTTCTAATAATTCCATTCCAAGTTTTGAACCAATAGTTATATCTCCACAAACAGCAGAAAAAGAAATTAAAAAGGCAACAGAAAAGAGTGCGATGCTCGCGCCTATTGAACCCACTAAACCCGAAAAAGTAGAAATCCCAAAACCAGAACCTTTAACTTTAATCAATTCAGAAACATTGCTTGAAGAAACTTTTGCCGACCCTTCACTTAATAGACAAAGAATAAGTGATTTAATGTCAACTGGAAATTATCAAGTTTCAAGTGGAACTTTACCAACAGGAATAATGGCAGACGGAAAGATAGACGAAGAGCAAAGTAAATTAGACGAATACAAACAAGAAATTGCTGACTATACCACTAAGTTAAAAAATCTTAATGTAATGAATGACCCAGAGTTTCAGCAAATAGCAAGTGGAATAGAGTCGCAATGGAATACCCGAATTGAAACTATGAGACAAATCAACAAGAGTAGAGCAGGAAGCATAACGCAATTAGGAACACGACTTGGCTCAAGATACCTTGCAGGAGGAATGGCGGGAATAATATCTGAAGAAGAAAAACAAGGAATGAATAGAATTGCTGAATTAGAGACACAAAAACAATCAGCATTGGCTCAAGCTCAAAAGTCATTTAGAACTGAAAAATGGAATGAATATGTTGACCTTATTAACATTGCTGAAAAAAGATACAACGAACAAATAACCGAGATTGATAAATTAAACAAAAAAGCAACAGAGGAGAATAAAAAATTAGATGAGGAAAATACAAACATAAAGAGAGACACTGCGATTTCAGAACTTAGTGGATTAGGGATTGTAGACAAAAAAGAAGTATTAAAGTTTCTTAACGATAACGGAATAAAAACAACATTAAAACAAGTGGATGACGCATTGAAAATACTTGAAACTACTGATGATTTAGTAGGAACTTCAAGTGATTTAAGAACATTTAAAGCGTTCTTTCCTGATGTTGATATAACTACGCCAGAGGGATTACAGAGATTTTATGATTTTAGAGATAAGGGAAAAATAGAATGGTCTGAACCTTATATGTTGGGTGGTGATTATGTCCAAAAGAATACTAAAACAGGTCAGATAAGAACTGCGGTAAATGTGCCAAGTGGAGGAAATAATAACATAACTGCCACTGAATTAGACCAATTTATAAACAAACAAATGGCAACGCCAGAATTTCAAGCATTGTCAGATGAAGATAAAAAGCTTTATATTCGTTCACAAGGAGGAGACCCTTATGATTTTGGATTTTAAATATGCAAACAGTATCAGAATGGAAACAAAATAAGGCTGGAACATCAACTATAAATGTTGGACTACAATCTGTTTCTGATTGGAAAAATACACCTATAAGCAGAGCAAGTAAAATTGCAACATTAAGACAAGATGTAGCACAAGCAGAAGTAGATGCAAATAAAGGATTTCAACTATCTGATATTGCAAAGGGAGTTTATGGTTTATACAGTCCTTTGGTAAAAAGAATTGCACCGACATATACTCAACCCTTCAAGATTGCCTATGAAAGAGGAAAAGAGTTTATTGCAGGTTTGACTTCAGAAGAAAAGACAGCAGAAACAGTTGCGAAGGGTGTTCAAACTTTAACTGCTGGAGTAAGCACATTATTTACACCGATTACCGCAGTATTTGAAGAAGCGTCTAAAGTTCCAGTATTAAAAGAAGCTGCACAAATTATTTCAATGCCATTTGAAGCAGGAGGAATTGTGGGAAGTTTTGCGGCAGATAGATTTGTTGATGTTTTACCAATAGGAAAAGAAAATAGAGATATTTTAAGAAGTTCATTTGAGGAAGCGGGAAGTTTGTTAGGTATGATATGGATAGGTGGAAAAGTAATGAAAACACTGACAAAAGGAGAATCTTTGACAAAAGAAAAAATTACAGAGTTCAAAGAAGAGGCAAAGGTAGTTCCTAAAACACTTGAAGTTATAGAAAAACAACAAGTTGCTGAACAACCAGTTAAAATGTCTGTGAAAGAGTGGAAAGAACAGGGAAAACCCGCAGAACCACTTCAAGAAGCAAAAATTCTTCGTGGCACAAAAGGAATGACAGCGGATGATATAATGGCTAAATATCCTAATATTAAATTAACCAAAGATGTTCCAGCAAAAGATATATATGGAAATAAAATAGAAATTCCAAAAGGTGAAACACTTACTCCTTATGAATTAAAGGGAAATAAAATATTATTACAAGATGGCGACACTTATATTGTATCTAAAAATCAATTTCAAAATATAAAAGGACAAAGCGTGATAGCGGAAGCTAAAGAGTTTGCCCCTGAATTGAAGGGGTTGGAGGAGAGTGTGAGGGGAGAAACACCAAAGATAGTGTTTGGGGAAAACAATCTCAATAGAATTTCTCAAGAAAGATATGGGATAAATTGGACAGAACTGACACCAAATAAACAGGCATTGGTAAAGAAAATTGCCGAAGAAAGACATACAACTGGTGCTACCAAATTCTCCTCCTATCAACTCCCAGGAGGAAAGAACTATAAAGAGATATTGATTAAGGCTAAACCCGAAACCTTTGAAGGAGTGAAAATGCAAGATTTAACAGATACACAATTAGCAAAAATAAATGAGCAAGGTTTCAAATCCTCCCACTGGGACGAACCTAATGTTATCTCCCACCTCCGCCTAAACGAAAGAGCCTATCAAGGAAAGAAAGTAACATTTATGGAAGAATTGCAGAGTGATTGGGCGAGAGAAGTGAGAAAAAACGTTGGTTCACAAGATTTTAATGTTGCAAATAAAAATCTTGATGATTATGTCAAAATTTTAACAGATAAATATAGTGCTGAAAAGTGGAGTGATGTAATGAAAAAAGCAACCAATGAAGAATTTACAAAATGGTCTCAATTAAACGAAGCAGTAAATAACTCTACAAAAGTCCCCAACAACCCTCTCCTCAAAAACTGGCAAGAACTCTCTATCAAAAGAGCCTTAAAAGAAGCAGTAGATAATAAAAGCGATTATTTTTCTTGGATAAATGGAGAACAAACAAGTGCGAGGTATAACTTGGCGACACACATCAACGAGGCAAAGTGGAAAACTGGTTCTGATGGAGTAAGAAAAATATCTCTTAATGTAAAAGAGGGTGGTCAATTAAGTGATTTTGTTGTAGAAAAAGACGGAACGATGAGTTATCCAATGGGTTATGCGGGCAAGAAACTTGATGAAGTTCTCGGCAAAGGTTTAGCCGACTCCATAATGGCTAAACCATCAGGCACCCTTTCAGGTGAAGGATTAAAATTCGGTGGTGAATGGGCTACTAACCTCTACGACAAGCAAATCAAGAATATCGTAGAAGATGTTACTGGTGGAAAAGTAGTGAAGTTGGATATGGGGTTGCCGATAGAGAAAAGTGCAGAACGATGGATTACACCAGCAAGGGGAGGTCTTCCAACGAGAATGATTAAACCAGAAGACTTGAAAGTAGGTAAAGAGATTGAAAAAGTAAATGCAGGAGGAGCTTTAATAGATGCAAAATACATCATCACCGACATTCTCGGAGATGGGAAGTTTAAGGCGGTGCCAAAAGAAGTATGGGTAAGAAGAGTTGAAGGAAAAATAAAAGGAGAAAAAGCGGGAGATTATCAAGGTATGCCAAATTGGAAAGACAAAAAAGAAACCTTTGACATCTCCACCAAAACCACTACCCAGCAAGGTATAAAACTAACCCCAGAGATTAAGGCAAAAATACGAGAAGAAGCGCCCAAGATTAAGACGAGTGGGGAACAATTTGCGCCAGAAGTTCCAATAGGAAAACCATCAGGAGTAGCAAAAAGTATTGAAGCAAAGGCAATAGAACAAGGACTTATAGACAAAGGATTTGATAAACTTGCTGAATACGAACCTGCTGTTATTAAGGAACAATCTCAAATAATGTCTGATATAATGAAAACAGATATTGAGAGAGCAAAAAGACTTGCAAAAGGACAAGAAGTATTGCCAGAGAGATTAAAAGGAGCGACAGCACTTCAAGCAATGGAAGATTATGCTATGGAGACAAAAGATGGACAATTAGCATTAGATTTAGCAAATTCGCCTATTGCGACAGAGATAAGTGTTGCAGGACAAACATTAAGATTATCGGCAGAAAGAACGCCAGATAGTGCTACCGCCAAGATTAAAGAAATACAGAAAGAAAGACAAAAAGCAGTTGAAAAAAAGTTAAAGGGAAAAGATACCACAAAAGTTAAAGCAGAAATTAAAAGGTCGTTAAAAGAAAAAATGGATAAATCCAAACCAAATAAATATGATTTGGCAAGTTTATTAGATAAAATAGTTTGTTAATATGGAAACACAAATAGGAGAAATTGGAGATGCTGATAGAGTTTTTAAATTAGTTATTATTTTAACTATTAGTTTATTCGTTTTACACAGATTAGGATTACTATAATGTTTTGTTTACCTAAAGAATACTTAATAAAAATCAAACAAGCCATTAAAGAGGGTAAATTTGATATGGAAAAATTTAATACCACTTCTGAAGCAAGAAGGAGTATGCTTGCTGAAATTGTGGGAAAAGAAAATGCTGAACAGGTGAATTTAATTTATGAAAAGAAATTACTTTTGAAAAATCAAGAAGCGACTATGTATAAATTTGTTGAAGATATAACAGGAGTATCAGCAAAAGCAAAGGCAGAAACTGCCGCTAAAATTAAAGCAACTTATGCTGATAAAAATAGACGACTATATGACCCCACAGAAAATGAGAATTTTCTAAACGAAATAACAAGTGATATTTATTCCAAGAAATATAAAACAGAAATTTCGCTTGAAGAGGCACAAACAATTACAGAACTTTCACAAGATGCAAAGATGGCGAGAGAAAGACTTATTAAATCAGGAAAAGACGGAATTTTCGCCGAAAAAGTCGCTTTGGACAATTATGTTAACGCTTTAAGATTAGACGCTATTAAAGAGGGTTTTATAAATCCATTAAAAGAAGTAGGAATTAGAGCAAAGGTTGGAGCAATAGTTGATAATGCTAAAATTTCTGTCAAATTTGTTGCTGAAAATTCAAGAGCAATGGTTGCCTCTATGGATAACTCTTTATGGTTCAGACAGGGGATGAGAGCATTGTTTGACCCAAGAACTTCAAAGATATGGGTTCAGGATTTTGCTAAATCTTGGGGAGATATATTTAAAACAATGAGAGGTAAAATAGGAAAGGGGGCAACAGGTAAAGATGTATTTTTAGGGACAGATGCCATTAGGGCGGGTGATTTAGTTTTGGATAGCATAAAAGCAGAGGCGTATGGAAGACAGAATTATCTTAATGGTAGATATGAAGGCAAGGTGGGTGCGGGTGAAAGAGGAACTAAACTTGATATAGGAACAGGTGAAGAGGCATATCCTACATCAAAACCGAGTATGATACCTGTTTTTGGTAGATTTTTTAAAGGTTCAGAAGTTGCTTATGAAGGTGGAGCTATGAGATTGAGAATGGATATTGCCGACTATGTTTATAAGTGGGCAGAAAAAAATGGATATGATTTAAAAGATAATAAAATTATTGGAGATTTAAATGAAGTTGTAAATGGAATGACAGGAAGAGGAACTTTTGGAAAAAGAGCAGGGGGATTTGAAAAATCAGTGAATATAGCATTCTTTTCAATTAAGTTCTTTAAATCAAATCTTGATTATCTAACACTACATCAAGGAAGGTTAAGTATTCCAGCCACAAAGTTTGCCGCCACAAATTTACTTTATACTGTTTCTAACACTGCAATTATGATGGGTATGGCAAAAACTCTTTATCCTGAAGACAATAAAGATATTTTTAATCCCACAAGTTCAAATTTTGGGAAAATGAGATTTGGCAATATGACCTTTGATTTAACTCACGGAGCTGGTGGAATAGTAGTTGCTATGTCTAAAATTATTTTGCAACAATCAACAAGTGGAACAACTGGAATTACAACAAAGCTTGGAGAAGGATATGGTTCACAGACAGGAATGGATGTGTTTTGGAATTTTACAGAAAATAAATTTTCACCAATGTTTTCTGTCATAAAAGAAGTTGTAGAACAAAGAACATTTGAAGGAGGAAAACCAACAATTTTAGGTGAAGTGGGTAGTTTAATTACACCGATTTTAATACAAAACATACCTCAAAACCGAACTGAACCAGTAGCAATGCAGATTATAGGTTTAATTGCTGATGGAGTTGGTATAAGTGTAAATGTTTATGCTCCCTCAACAAATTGGGGACAAGATACAGGAGTTGAACTTCAACAATTTAAAGAAAAAGTTGGAGAGGAGAAATTTCAAGAAGCAAATGATAAATTTAATACAAAATATAATGAATGGTTTATAAGTGTTAAGAAAAATCCAACATATATAAAACTTTCAGATGAAGACAAGAAAAAGGTTATTATAAAAAAGAAAAACGAAATTAAAAACATAATTTTTAGACAATACAACTTCAAACCAACAAAAACAAGAGTTGAAAGATTGCCTAATTTATAATTATGGATAAACTAAAAAAACTAATAATATGAACAAACTAAAAGAATATATGCAAGTAAAGAAAAATCCAGAGTTGGCTATATTCAATGCGATTGAAGAAATGAAAAAAAAGGCAGTTGAAATTGCAAATGACCAAATTGAAAAAGAAATCAACAAGTTTTCTGATGAATTAAAAGAGTTGAGGGCAATTTTAAAAGTTGAAAAAGGAGCAAGAAGTTTTAATGTTGGATTAGATGGAATATCACAAATTAAAGGAGATAAGGGAGAAAGGGGAGATAAGCCTATTGCTGGAGTAGATTTTAGACTTCCACAAGACGGCTATGCTCCAAAGAAAGGAATTGATTATTTTGACGGATATACACCTAAAAAGGGAGTTGATTATTTTGATGGAGAAAAAGGGGATAGTATTGACAAAGAAGATGTGGTTAATGAGGTAATGTCTAAAATCAAAGTTCCAAAAGATGGTTCACCAGACACAGGGGAAGAAATAATAAAAAAGATAAATAAAGATGAAACAAAACTTATTAAAAGAAAAAAGATTGAGGGATTAGAAGAAGAAATTAAAAGATTAGACCAAAATACACACTTTAAAAAGGGAGGAGGTATGGGGAATGTAATAACGGAAACACCAACAGGAACAGTTAATGGAACGAATGACACATTTACACTTTCTTATATTCCTAAATCAAATTCCCTAATTCTTCTTTGGCAAGGTCAATTTCAAAGAAGTGGAGCAGGTTATGAATATATGATTAGTGGAAAAAAAATAACATTTAACGCAGGAAGTATCCCAACGGCAGGAGAACTCTACGCGTGGTATGTAAGATAATATGAAAAAATATGTAATATCGTTTTTAATAGGAATAAGTTTAATAGCAACACCAGCTTTTGCTGTGTGGGTCTTTACCTCAAGTCAAATTGGTTTATCTCCTACAAATGGATACCTTTTGCAAACAAATGGTTCTACTTCAACTTGGGTAGCCACATCAACACTTGGAATTACCGTAACTATTCCTGCAGGAACCTACGACCCATACGGACAAGCAACTTCTTCAATGAATTACTTTGCAGGACTTTATTATGCCACAACAACACACAACAATATTTCATCACTTCCTGCACTTTCTATAACTAAAAGTCAAGTGAGTGATTTTGGAACTTATGAAAATGCTTTGACTTTTAACTATCCACTATCAAGAAGTGTAAATGCTATTTCAACAGTAGCGACTTCATCACTTGGACTTTTAGTTAATTCTTTTGCTTCGCCAAATATTTCACAATGGACTAACAATTCAAACTTCATAGCGTTAACTAATTTATCCGCTACAAATCCTATCACCTACAACAACACAACAGGTGCGATTGGCTGGACTAATTCCAACAACTATATTGCCCTTACTGACTTATCGGCAACATATCCTCTTATAAAAACAAGTGGAGTATTCAGCACTGCTTTTAGCACTACAACTTCAAACATCTTTTCAGCATTAAATACTTTTGCCAATGCTTCTACGACTTTATTGACCGCTAATACTATTTTTGACAATGACGGGGATATAGGAACGGCAGGACAGGTGCTTTCTTCAACAGGTTCAGTAACGAATTGGATAAACGCAGGAGCAGGAACTGTAACGAGTATAGCCACAACTTATCCCATAACAGGTGGAACGATTACCACAACAGGAACTCTTGGTCTTGCTTTCGGAACTACTACATCTAATACTTGGGCGGGAACACAGACATTTACAAATAATATAGTAGGAAATTTAACGGGCACAGCTTCGGGCAACTTAACAACTATCGGTTCTGGCACAAATGGGAATTTAGCTTATTGGACGGGAGTGAATACATTAACAGGAATTGCTACTACAACTCTCACAGGAACTGCGCCAATAGTATTTTCTCAACCAATATCAGTGATTGGCAGTAGTGCTTCTGCAGTTTCTTGTTCTGTGGCTTCTGGCTCAACAGCGGGTTGTCTTTCAGCGACTAACTGGACGACATTCAATAATAAATGGGATTTATCCTCTACAACCATCGCTAATACTTCTCTTACAAACTCAACAATAGGACTTACTTCATCGGGTTCAATTACCGTTGGAACTTCACCAATTTCTCTTGGTGGAACTTCTGCCCTCAATCTTAATATGGCTAACGCTAATACTTGGACTGCTTTGCAGACATTTGCTAACGCCTCTACAACAAATATAGGTTCAACTGGTTCTGCTTATTTTGCTACTTCGGGCGGCAACGTCGGCATTGGGACGACGGCGCCGGGGTATAAGTTACACGTAATGAACTCGGCTGGTTCAACATATAATACCCGACTTACAAATAGTGATTTTGTTGAAGGTTCAGCGGGAACTGAAATGCTGTTTGATTTTGGGGCGGCATCAGGGAACACATATGCCAGAATAAGTGCTTTAACTGCTGGTGAAACAGCTTGGGGCAATTTGGTTCTTCAATCAGGCGGCGGCAACGTCGGCATCGGAACGACGAATCCAAATTTTAAATTTGAAGTAAATGGAACAGCATCATCAACTCTTGCATATTTTACAACCCTTAATATACCAGGTCTAACTGCTTCCCAATTAGTCGCAACAGATGCTTCCAAAAATCTTGTATCATTAACAGTTGCTACATATCCATCTCTTACAGAATTAACTTATGTTAAGGGCGTTACTTCCGCTATTCAAACACAATTAGGATTGAAATCGCCGCTTGCTGACCCAGTATTCACAGGTTCGCTTGCACTACCACAAGGAGCATCACCAACAGTTGATGCGGCAGGGGAGATAGCAGTTGATACAACTTCAGACCAACTTATTTATTATGGTGGGGCTAAGAGAGTATTGACAGGTTTTCAATATCCTTCATTTTCCCTCGCAACATCAACTGCGTGGGTGGCCACTTCAACAAGACAACTTGGAACTGCGTCTGTGGCAGAAACTTGGAGCTTTGCAGAATGCTACACAACAGTTGGGACATTAAATATTAGTTTTTCAGATGGAACAAATCTAATGAATATGATTTCTGCCTCTTCCACTCCCGCAAAATTTGCGCTCACGACTAATAATACTTTCACGGCAGGCGAGAAACGACAATTTAGCGCAGGAACACCCGCAACTGCTCCTGTTGAGGTCAGTTGCACAATAACCAAAAGTATAACTGCGGACTAATATGTTTAATTTAAAGAAAATAATAATAAGCATAGGAATTATAGGCATTGGAGGAGTTGTCTTGGCTGGAACTTTGCCTGAATCTTTCACAATAGAAAAATATAGGTTAAAAACTGATAAATTGGTTTCAATAGAACAAACATTTAACGACCCATTCTCCAAAGAATATATTAAGAACTTAAGGGCAAACGATAAAGCAGAAATTAAATCAAGAGAAATTGAGAAACTTGTCCCTATTGGTAAATTCATAAAAGATAATATTGAAGTTGAAATAATCGGAAACATAAAAGCAATAGAAGTAAATGGGCAACACGGAATTGAATTATTTGCTCGTGCTTGGAAAGATGGAAAACAATTAGGGTTTGGAAAAGATGGAAGTGTTGATATAGAAAGATTTAGATTTTTCAATCCTCCTATTTTAGTTGATGACCCAAATGGAGACATTATAAGAGAGTGGACAGATGAAATAACAAAAGAATTAAAACAAAGAAAATTAAGAGAAGACCCACAAGAAGCAATAAAACAAACATTGATACACACAATCGGTTTAGTAGGAAAAGAAAATGCTAAAATTATAAAAGGAAGTATTGGAAATACTACATCAACCTTTTATCCCGATGTTGGAACGGGTGGAACTACGGTAGATGGTTCTATGGATAGAGTAGTAACTGGAGAAAGTTGGGCTACTATTATTGCAGGAGCAGGCACAATTGCAGACGCAACTAGTGCATCCATATATGCTTTTTATATTGCCAAAGGTGCTTCAACAGACACATGGGGTGATTTGGGTCGTAGTATTTTCCTTTTTAATACTGCTGTTATAGACACAGATGATATTTCTTCGGCTATAATTTCTTTTTATGGTTGGAATTTGGCAGATAGCATGGCACTTGCTCCCAATGTTGATATTTATACTTCTACCCCAACCCTAAATAATGATTTAGCTGCTTCAGATTTTTCTCAAGTTGGTTCTACTTCACAAACTGGTTCTCCAAAAGCTTATGCCGATTTATCAGCTACTGATTATGTTAATTTTACTTTTAATGATGTCGGAAGAGGTAATATTGCTAAAACGGGTATTTCAAAATTTGGGATGAGAAATGCTAATTATGATGTATCGGGAACAGCACCTACTTGGAGTAATAATTTTGCTTCTCGTTGGGGTGTTCGCACTGCCGACCAGACAGGAACAGCCAATGACCCAAAATTAGTAGTAGTTCATAGTGCAGTATCAAGCCCCTCAATAGAAAGTGATTTAATTTTATTTTTTGAGTAATAATTTGAGTAATTTATGAAAAAAGGAGCAATAACATTACAAATAGCGTCAATTTTAGGAGGAATAGGGCTTTTAGCTTCCGCTTTTGCTGGTTATTTTAGCGGACAAATCGCAACGAATAATAGTATAGCAAATGTAAAAGATGAAATAACTTCAGAGGTTCATCAAGTTGATTTAAAGGCACAGATGAATACTACTAACATTGAAAATATCTATAAACAACTGGAACAAATAAACAAGAAGTTAGACAAAATTTCAGATGCTTTTGGAGTTAAATAATATGTCATACAAAAAAAATCCAACAACAAGAGAATTATGTGTAAAATTGGATGCTCTTAAAGAAATTACAGAGATAGGTTTTTCACATATCAAAGAAGATTTAACCGAAATTAAAGAGAGACAAGATAAAACAAATGGAAATGTAATAAGAAATACAAAGTTTAGATACCAAGCAATGGGAGCATTAGCAATTCTTACTTTTATGGTAGGAATTATAAGTTGGGATAAGATTAGTAATTTATTTAAATAGTTTTTTATGTTTAACTGGTTTAGATTTAGATTAGGCGGAAGAAGTGGAAGTTGGGGGAAAGTCCGAAAAGAATTTTTACGCAACAACCCAATCTGTGCAGTTTGTGGAACAAGAGGAAGTTTATTAAAACCTAATGAGGCGCATCATTTAAAAGATTTTTCAACTTATCCAGAATTAGAATTAGAAAAATCAAACCTTCGCACACTTTGCAGACCTCATCACCTTTTATTTGGGCACTTAATGTATTTTAAATCTATAAATCCTAATTGTTTAAAAGACATAAAATTATGGAAAATCAAAATACAAAACAGAAGATAAAATACGGGTATATTCCTGACATAATTCACGCAGAGGATTATGTATTTGGGGGACAACAGATAGCGGGATTGCCTATTGTATTAAATGGACAATGGGACGATTTTTTACCTGTAAAGGAACTTCAAAGTAAAAAAATTGAAACGATGAATTGCACATCTTTTGGAACCCTAAACGCATTAGAAATTTTAATAAATAGAGTATTTAAAATAAAAGTAAATTATTCCGATAGATTTTTAGGAATAGTCGCAGGAACAAATCCTTCTGGAAATTCACCAAATAAAGTAGCTGAAACAATTAGAAAATGCGGAATAATAAACGAAGAACTTTTACCCTTTGACGAAACAATAGATGAGTGGAAAAAATACTATTCACCTTTTCCTATGACCGATTATCTTTTAAGGTTAGGCAAAAAATGGTTAAGTAAATATGATTTTAAACACGAGTGGGTATCAAATAATTCAGAGGAATTGAAGAAAGCACTTATGTTTTCCCCCCTTGGTGTTTCAGTTTATGCTTGGGAACAAAAAGGAAATTACTATGTAAAACCAGAAGGAGTTTCAGACAATCATTGGTGTCTTTTATATGGATTTTTAGAAGGAAAATACTGGAAGATTTTTGATAGTTATGACAACACAAAAAAACAACTTGATTGGAACTTTAAATTTGGATTAGTAAAAAGATACTCAATAAGTCCTATGTTAAAAAAAACATTTTGGGAAGTTATACACAATTTTTTCTTGTCTTTACTAAATAAGTTTCGTAATATATAGATATGAACAAAATCTGCCTTCACCACAGCGCAGTTTCAAGAGACGATGTTTCATCTCAACTCCTTCCTATAAATAAATATCACAAAGACAAGTGGGGAATGAAATCCAAACTTGGTTTTTTTGTTGGCTATAATTTTTTGGTTGATTGTAACGGCATTGGCTACAATACTCGTCAGATAGGTGAAGAAACAGTAGCGGCAACTGGTTATAACTTTGACACTATACATATTTGTGTTGTAGGAAACTTCAGCAAGGAACTACCAAACGACTCACAAATCATTACTTTAAGACAACTTATAAAGGACATTAGAGCTTCTTTCAAGGACATTCCAATTGTCTTTCATAGAGATATAGGAGATACAATGTGTCCTGGGTCTCTTTTTGATAAGAATTATCTAAATACAGTTATTCTACAAAGTCAATACTCTACTTCTACTCAAGACGGCGAAAAAGAACGAAAAATAAAAGAAATCGCTAAACAAATTTCATACTTAGAAAAATTGGTCTTTGAGATAAAAAGAAAGTTAGGAATTAGTTGAGAACGGGAGAGGAACAAAAACACACACCTACAAATAAAACTTCGGTTTTAAGTTCCTCTCTCTTTCTGAAATTGTTCTTTAATAGTTCTTTAAAGTTCTTTAACAAAAAAATAGGAGGAATAAATGAAAGATATTAAATCTTTTATAGTATGTTCCGACCAACATACACCTTTTCACGATAAAAAGGTTCATCGGTCATTTCTGAAATTCATTAAGGATTTCAAGCCAGACGGGTTTATTATCAACGGTGATTTTGTTGATATGTATTCCATCTCTTCGTTCATTCGCGGTCTTACTGATTTGGAAGACGATAATAAAATTATCAAGTTAGAAAAAGAGTTTGAAATAGCAAATTCTGTTCTTGATGATTATGATAAAGTTCTTCCTAAATGTGAGAAACATTATTTGTTCGGTAATCACTCAATGCGTCTTGAAAACTGGTTAGCGGAAGCAAATAGGGGAGTTCTCACAGGGTTAATCTCTGTTGAAAAGAATCTCCACCTAAAAGAAAGAGGTTATAAGGTATATCCGAATTATCCGAATAACTTTTTAACTCTCGGAAAACTAACCATAACTCACGGAGCTTGGTCTCCTGTCTATACCGCTTCTAAACATTTAAACGAATATAGACAATCGGTTTTGTTTGGACATTCTCATACCGTTCAGATGTTTTATGCAGGAGGTCTTGGAGTAAAACAAGTAGGAATAAACATTGGGCATTTGTGCGATGTTAATTCAAAAGGTATGCAATACGCCAAAAAGACATCTCGTTGGGTGCAGGGATTTGCTATTGTATATGTTGACCGAAAGGGATATTTTTGGGTTGAACTTCTTAACTTCTTTCTTGGAAAACTTATTTACAACAAAAAAATCTATTAGGAGGAAAAAATGAAATGGGAAGAGCAATTTAAATGTCCTGATTGTGATAAACAAGTTTCCATTAGAAACGGAAAGTTTAATTGGGACGGTAAAGTTTATATCTATACTTGCAAGTGTGGATATAAATATATCTTAAACATCAAAACAAAACGGAGGTTGCAATGGAAAGAATAAGAGCAAGATGCGGTCATTGTTGCGGAACTCACCAAATGGAAATACTCCTAAAAGTGGAGTATAAATACCATATAACATATAGAGTTCGTTGCTCTAATTGTTATCGGGTAAGTATAGTCCGCAAAAAGCGAGGTGAGAAATGAACCTAATTTCTCAAGAAGTGTCTTGTGAAGATTGCGGAGCAGGACTGGTGATTGTTGAATTGCATATGGATTTAACTAATTGCCTGTATGCGATAGAATGCGAATGTCTCTTATGTGGAAAAGTATCAGGCATAATCCTATCGTTAGAGGACTTTATTGACCTCAATCGGAATGTTCTTTAATATCGGGGGTTTATTCACACATTATGTTGACATAGACCCCCATTTGTTTATAATAAAGATATGAGAAAAAAACTACCCGATATAATTTTATATTGTCCTAAATGTAAAAAAGTTCCACAAAAAGATGAAAGTTTATCAAATGAGAATTGGGATGTGATACCAGCAAAATGTCCAATTTGTAAAGTTCGTCTAAAAATAAAAGTAAAATAATGTATTTCCTATCTCAATTCGTAAGGATTGAGTTTTAGCCAGAAATCTTAACTCCATTAGGAGTTGAGATAGGGAATATAGTTATTTTAATTCAGGAAGTGTAGGGCTAAAGCTCTGTCGCGGTCAAGTGATTCACGGATATTTTAGCTTATTCTTTTTTAACTTATTCTTAGGATTAAGCGTCCAGCAAAACTGCAAACACTTCTTGAATTAAGGTAGTTATTTAATATGTGATGATGCCGAAAAAACTGGAGCAGATAACTGGCCTCTACTCCCAAAACATAGCCAGAAGGTCATCACATATTAGATAATTACTTGACAATTACTTGACAATTAAGCACAAATTAGTTGACAATAGTTATTTAAATGTAGGGGTTCTTATCAAGGCGTTGATGACCAGACCTCTAATATCTCTTTAACGGATAAGCGTGAGATATTAGTTGTAGATAACAACACGGGTCGCAAGAGTCAGTTTCTGGTATAGTCCGTGAATATCACCAAACGGCTAATTACCTAAGGGGTATTTAAAATCTTGCCCCCTACATTTAGAGAATTATGATAAAAAAATGTATTGTTTCACCAATCGTGCGAATTAGATAAAAATGAAAATTGAAACCCGCGCAGAATTAGTAAAAAAACTTTTAGGAGAAGCACAAAAAATTGCTTATGATAAAGGCAAGGCATATTCAGACGAAGACACTTTGTCTAATTTTAAGCGGAATGCTGAAAGGTGGAATTTAACTAAATATCAAGTGTGGGGAGTTTATTTTGGCAAACACATAGATTGCATACAGAACGCCATAAAAAACAAGCCTGAAGCACCACAAGACGAAACGGAAGGTCTTAAAGGGCGTATCATAGACGCAATAAACTATTTATGTATTTTGCATTGTTTATTGGAAGAGGATAACTTGAAATAAAAAAGTTTTTGTAGTATAATAGTAGTTTATTAGTAATAATAAAAATAATAATAAAAAATATGATTTCACAAGAATATATAGCGGCGATTGCTTTAATCTTAATAAGTGTCCTTAAGGTTTTTGGTATAGAAATAGAAAATCAAACCATTGAAGCACTTATCGCAGGAGTATTGGCTCTTTGGATAGCAATAAGACGAAAATCCAAAGGAGACATTACGGCACTGGGCTTTAGAAAGTTTAGAAGCTAATCAACTCATCTGAAATACTTAACACTAATCGTGTTGGTGTTCCTTTTAATGCCAATTTCTATCAGTGCTGAAACAATTTATTGTTCCTGTATTCTTACAGCAAGAGCTTTAGGCGTTCCTATTCCCGCGAATACAAATGCAGGAGAATTGAAGCCCAATTCTTATCCTGCCATAAATGGACTTATCCTATTCAAATACGATGAATACTATCACGCCTCAAAAATAATAGGATTTCAGGAAGATGGAATTTTGGTAATAGAAGGAAACTTTAAGCGTTGTGAGATAACTGAAAGGATTATCTCATTTAGCGACCCTGCGCTTCGGGGTTTCTGGTATCCAACATTATAATAACTAATCGGTTACAAAATCCCCCGTTTTTATTCGGGGGAATTTTGTTTTTATTTTTCTCTGAGGCGATTATAACCGTAACCGCAAACGAAATGTCTTTACGACAATGCTTATATGATACCAAACCCTTTACAATATGTCAATATCATTTTATTATACATCACAATTCTGTAATTTTGTCAAAATAATTGTTTCGTAAGACCATCTAATCTTTTCTGTCCTATTTCACAATACTCTTTTTCCTTTTCAATACATATCCAGTTTCTTTTTAACATCTCGCAAGCGATAGCCGTAGTAAAACTTCCTGCACAGTTATCTAAAACTAAATCGCCTTCGTTGGTGTAGGTTTTTATTAAATACTCAAAGAGTGCTACTGGTTTTTGGGTGGGGTGAAAACGATTTTCCTTCTGATTATGATTTGAAAATTTCTGTATCGTAATCGGATTTCTTTTACTCGGCTCAAATTTTTTAGAGTATATTTTTGGTATTGCTTTTCCAAGCACACCATCTCTAATTATATTGTGTGCCTTTCTTGGTGTTTGTAGTTCTCCGCTAATTTTTTGGGCATTATAGGTCGGCTGTTTCTTGTAAAATACAAGTATGTTTTCGTGAACCTTCATTGGCTGTCTATTGGCATTAAAAAAGTTTGTTGATTTGTGTTTTTCCCATATCCACTCGTATTTAAACATATCAGGATTACTCATCACCAAAGCACTCGTAAAAGGTTGAGAAGCCGTGAGAACTATCGCACCATTATCTTTTATTATCCTTTTGTATTCTTTCCACAATGGCTCAAAGGGGATTATGGTGTCCCACTTGCAGGCAGTAGTTCCGTAAGGTAAATCACATAAAATCATATCTATACTTTTGTCGGGAATTTTCGGCATTTCCTCTAAACAATCACCACATATTATTTTATTGATTTCAATCATAAAATTTTAATAGTTTTTTTAGTGATGTAATTGAATTTTGAATCGCCCATTTTTTTTCTCTACTATCTTCAACTTCTTCCATAACAACTTTTTCCTCTGGTTTTTTTAACATTAAATCTAACCAAGCATCGTTATCAATCACTATTAAAAATTTATTATCTGGCATTCCATTAAAATGAATTGCTATCAGTGGAGTGTTGTGTGTTTTTTGACATTCAAATTCTGCTTTATCCCAAACTTTTTTTAAATTTATTCCAGCGACAGCTTTGACTTCCATATGCAGGTTTAAATTATTTCCAACATCTGCTTTTTCTCTACTTCCACCACCAGACATTCCATCTTTCCACGCTTTAATTCCATTGTCTTTAAGCCAATTAGCAAATTTATTTTCCCACAAATTTCCTTTTTTCTTACTATTTATCATTTTTAACCTTATTTATAGCCATTAAAATATAACACAATAATTTATTAAAATCAATAGGACTTATCCACTTTTTCATTTGTGTATATGTTATTTATAATATATATTATACACATTGAGATTAACTGGGGTGTGCGATAGAAATATTTTACACTTTAAAATAAATCAACGCACACTCTGGTATCTCTTCTTAAAGGTCAATTATACTACAAAATTATGAAATTAAAAATACAAAAAGGCAAAGAAATAGTTCAGATTTGGATATACAAAACTGATAGAAAAAAAATCAACAAGTGGGGAGTTCAAAGAGAAATGACCCACGCAGAGATTATCAATAACTTAATTAAATAATATGGAAGCATTAAAATTACATTTAGAAATGCAGAAGTTTTTATTTGGTGATGCTATTAAAAAAGCAATTCACCCAGAGATTATAGGTTTAGAAGAAGACGCGCTTGAAGGTGATGCAAACGCTATATCATTATTAGAATGCAAATATAATATAGAAGGCGACTTCTAATAATATGAAAAGAGAAATAAAATTTAGGGCTTGGGATAAAGATAAAAAATTTATGAAATATTATGATTTTCTTTATACTGCACAAGCAAAAAGATTTGGACAAGATAATTGGGATTTAGAACATCTTATGCAATACACAGGACTAAAAGATAAAAATGGCAAAGAATGTTTTGAGGGAGATATAATAAAAAGTCTTAATGACCAATTTATAGTTAATGATTTTATTACTGATATTTATAGACTAAAAGTATGGCGTGATAGTAAGGATATAGATTGGGAAATAATCGGCAATATTTATCAGAACCCAGAGTTAATAAAATAATATGAAAGGATACTTTTTTGAAAAATCAAAACACTATCATTCATTTGACGAAAAACCCTTGCTGGGAATTTCTACGATATGTAATGTCATAGCGAAAAATCTTACTTGGTGGTCGGCTGAATTGTCGGCAGTTGAGTGTTTAGAAGTAGGTGAAAAGATACCAACAATTAGAGAAGAGTATTTAGAAGCCAAAGCAAAGGGCAAGGTGGGAATTGATGCACTACAAAAGAAATATCCTATCTTTAAGACAGCAAGATTTGCTCACTTCAACGACAGAAACACAAAAGCAGATAAAGGAACGGATTTACACGAAATTTTGGAAAAATTTTGTAAAGCAGAAATGAAAAGAATACTTGCATAAAGAAATAGAAAAGTATATCATATAGAGATGATAAAAAAAGATATATTAGGACGAAAGATACCAATAAGAACACAAGAGTGGAAAGACAATATAGCAAAAGGAAATACCAGAGGAAGATTTGATGTATGTAAGTGTGGTAAAAAGTTTTGGGTTTATCCTCATAGAGAAAAAAAGGCAAAATATTGTTCTAAAAAATGTTGGGGTAAATATGGAAGTTTTGGTTTTACAAAAGGGATGAAGATACCGAAAGGTTCATTGTCCAAAATGGGTGATAAAAATCCAATGAGAATACACGGAATTAAACCAGAACATTTACAAGCATTACATAAAGGAGCAAAAAAATATCAAGATAGTATAAGAGTTTCAAAAGAACACAAGCGAATTGTAAAAAGGTTATGTGAGTTAGTTAGAAATAATACAAAACGAGGTAATGGTGGAAGTTTTACAAAAAATGAGTGGGAAGAAATTAAAAAGAAACAAGAATATAAGTGTTTACATTGTAAAAAACAAGAACCTGAAATCAAATTAACAGTTGACCACATAATACCGATTTCAAAAGGTGGAACAAGTTTTAAAGAAAATTTACAAGGTTTATGTAGAAAATGTAATGCTAAAAAAGGAACAAAATATGAAAACATACAATGAATTAACAAGAGATGAAAAAGATAAATTGGGTTATCCTAATGATGAAGAATTGAACATTATTCAATCCTTTATAAATTGGACTAATGAGAATGTAGATAAGTTTTTATGGTCGGAACTACATTGTTATAGTTTAGAGATGTGGTGTGGGGGAATTACTGATTGTGGCGTTCTTCTAAAAAATGGTCAGGTTGGAATTTTAGATTTCAAAAGTGCAAAGGAAAGTTATGATAGTCATTTTATTCAATGCGCTGGATATGATTTGTTGATTTCTGAAAATGGAGGATTTACTTCAGAAGGCAAAAAAATCTTTCAACTTGATAAACCAATAGAATTTTATGGAGTAGTGCCTTTTGGGGCAAAAGAGTTCACTGTGGACTTTAAATATGACACAGTTGGATTAAGAGAAGGGTTCAAAAGTGCGTCGTGTTTGTATAAACTCACTAATTACTAATCATAAATTAACAAACAAATATGTTATACAAAAAAAATCAAGGAGTATCAGGCAATTGGGTTAAAGGCAAAGATGTAGTTTCAGGAACAAAAGCAAAATTGGTTTCGGAAACATTGCCGATTAAAAGCCAATTCAAAGACAAAAATGGCAACGATAAAATGCAAGATGTTGCTAAAATAAGATTTGAGGACAAAAATGAAGCGTTTAACATAAGTTTGAACAGAGCAACGATAGACGGACTTATAGACGCTTTTGGCGATGACTCAAAGGAGTGGATTAACAAAGTGCTCACAGCTCAAACAGAAAAGGTCGTAGTTGGCGGTAAAAGAGTTGTCGCTTTATATCTTATCCCAGAAGGATTTGTATTAGAGGAAGACGATGAAGGTTATATGCACATAGTTAATCCAAACAAAAAGGAAAAGATAAAAGATATGCCAAGTGTAGATTATCCTGAAGATGAAATTAACCCCGAAGACATCCTCTTCTAAACTGCTCTAATTCAAGCAAAACTGCGTTCTGGGGCGTTTAAATAGGTGTAATAAGCATATCTATCAAAATGCCTTAAATTATCAATAACCTAACCAATAAAATAAGATGAAAGAAGAAATAAAAGAAATACTCGGTAAACATAAGGCAATTGGAGATACAACCTATGGGCTTGGATATGCAGAAGCCGAGCAACTCACCAATGAAATAATCGCATTCTTCTCTAAAAGGGCTGATGTGATTTATCAAGAGAGAAAAGAAGAGTTAGAAAAAGTCCATTTTAGAGATAAGAGCCGCACCTTTGTCATTGCTGGACTGGATTTAATTTATAACTTCAAGAAAGATGTTTTTGATAATGAAGATTTAACCCCCTAACTATATCAAGATGAAGAAAGAAATTAAAACCAATAATGGTATCTGGGCTTATCACGGAACGAATAAAGAAAATGCACTTAAAATAATAAAAAGTGGATTTGCTGTCGGAACTCATTTTGCCCATCATCTTGAAGAATGTTTGGAATTTGGCGGTTCGTGGGTGTTTCGTATCAGGTGGGAAAATAAGCCAGATAATTGGCAATTTCTTAACAAGAAACGTATTCCACCAAGTAGAATAGACCGACTTACACAATTTCGTTCGATTGTTAGGATTGGAACACAACCACACCTTACGAGAAAATTAGATGGTAAAGCCGAACATTATAATTTATTAGGTATCCCCCTAACCCCTATATCAAGATGAAAAAGAAAAATAAGATAAACTTTAACGAAATGCCTGCAAAAACTTATATTGCTAATAATGGTTGGGTTTCGCAATGGTGTTGCACTTGCAAAACAAGACATATACTGCATCTCAAAATTCATAAAGGCAATAAAGAAACTGGTGGTGCTTATATAGAGATAAACTGGTTTCAAGATAATCTGGGAACAAAATTAAGGAAATTCTATGAGAAACACTTTTAACCCCCTAACCCCTATATCAAGATGAAACAAACAAAAGAAAACTTAATAATAGAACTGACTAAAATTAGGCAATCTCACGAAGAATGGGTTGCTGGAGATTTGAAACGAAGAAAAGAATTTGCGAGAGCATTTAGATGGAATAAACCTAAAAAGCAATATGATTATGGAGATGCTGAATTATATGAACCAACTTGGGTGGAAATATTTGTTGAATTGGGAAAACTCCTCGCTGTTAAAAACTTTATGGATTTTAAAGGTAATATATCGGAGTTAGAATGTAAATTAGAAAATCTTGAACAGAAAATTAAAAAAGAAATACATCCTAATTTATAACCAATAAAATAATATGAAAGGAGAAATAAATAATGACATAATAAGCGAAGAGGAATTAGTTGATATGTTTGGCGAAGGTGGAGCAGAAGAAGTTAAAGAAAACTTTTCAAGTGAAAGTATAGAAGATATTGTAAGAACAGATTTTATAAATTAACCCCTATATCAAGATGAATAAAGAAACATTAAAAGACAAAATAATATCGTGGTATTGGACGTTGTTGAGAAAAGTAATGAACTACACTCTTAAACATTATGGATATGATTTTGGAATATACTATATGGAAGAAATTGAAAAAATGTATATTACAAACAAGCATTTAATTAAAAGAGACTAACCCCCTAACCCCTATATCAAAATAATTATTAACTCTAACCAATAAAATAAGATGAAAAACATAAAACCAAAAATAAAACATACAAGATTAGATACCATAATTGTTTCTTATAAGAAAAAGAGATATGAATTATATTTTGACCAAAATGATTATAGTGTCTTTATTGGAGAACCACAAGAAGGTTCATTAATAACAATTCCAAATCCATTAAATGAAAACGGAGAAATGAAGTTTAGTTATTATAAGGAATGGTAAATAAACCACCAAACAGCAGGAAATATAATAAATGAGATGATACAAAATTGCGACTGCGGTTTAACTGGCGTATGCAAAGATTGTAAAAGTTTAACTTCAGGAAATTGCGGAAAACATTCATTTAACCATAATTTTAATATAAATCCAACGCCCAAAAGTGATTCAAGTGCCAGTCGTGAACCTTTTGGAATTAGTAGTCCAACAGCGTTAAGGGTTGCTCAATAATTATAAATTAACCCCCTACATCAAAATAATTAAAACTATTATCAACTAACGCCTAACCCCAAAGGCAATAAAGATGGGGAAGAGAAATGGAAAAAAATATTGGAGATAAAATATGGTGGGCAAGTTGTGGTCATAAGGAAATTACTATTGATTGTCCTGTATGTTATAGAACAAAAAAGGTAATTTTAACTCTGGGAAATGGAGAAAAAATAGAAACACCTTGTGAGTATTGTGTGAGTGGTTTTGAAGAGCCAAGAGGATATACAAACGAACATCAACTTATATCAGAGGTAAAAGAAGTTATAATTACTGGAAAAGAAATAAACGAAAATGAGCAAGGAAAAAGTATAGAGTATCATTATCAAAATTATTGTTTAGATAAAGATAATATGTTTGATAAAAAAGAAGATGCAGAAAATCGTGTTAAAGAAATGATTAAGGAATATGAAGATAGAGAAGTTGAAAGAAGTAGTTATAAAAAGAAAAAAAATCAATCTCATTATTCTTGGTCAGTTGGATATTACAGAAGACAACTAAAAGATGCTCAAAGAAATATTGATTTTTACTCAAGAAAAATAAGAGGATTACTAACTAACCGTCTCCCACCTACGGATTAAAAGGTGAGGGAATTATATGAAAACCCAGACTTACAACCTAACCCAATAAAACACTATGGAGAAGAAAATAAAAAAAGAAAAATGGGAAGAAGTTTTTGATAAATTGTTATACAAAACTGCTAACAATATAAATGAAGGTGGATTAGTTGCAGGTATAGGAACAGAACCATATCAACGAGGAACCGCTGATATTAAATCTTTTATCTCTCAACTTCTTCAAGAGCAAAAGGAAGAGATTATAGAGAAAGTAAAAAGAATAAAATTAGATATGGATGTTGTCGTTTGTGATTGTGGAGAACCTTACAAAGATAGCGACCCAGCAGATTTAGTCAACGAATTATTAGAATTTCTAACCTAACAATAGATAGAATTATAACTTTAATTAAAGAATTATGAACGAGGAAAAACAAAGAACAATTCAACAGAACAAAGCTCTTCATAAATTTTTTGAATTGGTTGCTGATACTTTGAACGATGCGGGAATGGATATGAGAGCAGTTTTAAAACCAGAAGTTGAAATCCCGTGGGACAAAGAAACAATTAAAACTTATCTTTGGAAACCAATACAGAAAATAATGATTAAAAAGGAACACACAGCAGATTTAAATACAAAAGAAATTGACAAAATATACGAAGTTTTAAATAGACATCTTGCTGAACGAGGAATACACGAGGCATTTCCGAGTATGTCACAACTAATGTTAGCAGATTATGAAAACCTATAAAGATTATAGTTTCAAAATTATTAAAGCAAGACGGAAGCCAATTCTTATTTACTACTTAATGTTCGTATCAGCTTTAATCTTTTTCTGGTTAGTAGTTGAGTTTTTAGCGATAAACAACATAGCAAAATGTAATGTCCCCGATGAATGTTTTAAATTATCTATTATGAAAGCAGAGGCGGAGGCTAATCCTTATAGGGATTGGTTTAACGCAGGATTAAAATGAAAAATCAAAAACAAATGATAATAAATAAACTTAAAATTGACGGCTTTGTTAATAGAAACTGGGCTTTACAGAATTTCTGCTCACGACTTGGAGCGATTATACACAAATTAAAACGAGAAGGATGGAAATTTGAAGCCCGATACATTAAAACAGAAAAAGGATTGGACTACGCATATTATACGATTAAGATGCCCTATAAGAAAGTGATTTATGAAATCCCAGAGTTAAATCGTGAAATAGTTAGTTATGAATAAAATAATACAAGGAGATGCATTAGAAGTTTTAAAAACACTTGAAAACGAAAGTATAGATTGCGTTATCACTTCACCGCCTTACTGGGCTTTAAGAGATTATGGAGTAGAAGGACAATTAGGATTAGAACCAACATTTCAAGAATACATAACTAAACTTTGTGATATTTTTGACGAAGTGAAACGAGTATTAAAAAAAGAAGGGACTTGCTGGGTTGTGATTGGAGATACTTATTATGGGTCAGGTAAAGGTGTTGGTGGTGATATAAAAAAAAGTAAAGAAAGTTATCAGATGCCAGAAGATTGGAAGAGACCATCAAGAGATAATTTTAACAAAATAAAAGTTGAATGTGTGTGCTTGTTTTGTAAACAGAAATTTAAAGGAAAACCAAAATCACAATTTTGCTCAACAACTTGTCTAAACAAAATGGGTAATGATTTTAGAAGTCAAAATAGGCAAATGCCCGATAAATCTCTTTGCCAAATCCCCTCCCGCTTCACAATAGAAATGACAAATCGTGGCTGGATATTAAGAAACGAAATCATCTGGCATAAACCGAATTGTATGCCTTCAAGTGTCAAAGATAGATTTACGGTAAATTTTGAGAAGGTTTTTTTCTTTGTTAAAAATAAGAAATATTGGTTTGAGACACAATATGAAAAATATACTGCGCCAATGAATAGGTGGGGTGGCGATAAGTTAAAAGCTGATGGTAAAAGTAATTGGGATAATGGAACAGGACAAGACACTTATAGAGATAGAAATATGCGACCAAATGAAGAAGGAAGAAACAAACGAACCGTCTGGACTATAACTACCAAACCTTTCAAAGAAGCCCACTTTGCTGTCTTTCCCGAAGCACTTATTGAACCAATGATAAAAGCAGGGTGTCCTGTTAATGGAATAGTTTTAGATTGTTTTTTTGGAGCAGGAACGACAGGGGTGGTTTCATTAAAGTTAGACAGAAAATATTTAGGAATAGAATTAAATCCCGAATATATAAAAATCGCACAAGATAGAATTAAACCTTATGAGAATAAATTATTTTAATGAATAAAATTTGTAAAATCTACCAAGAACCCTACTGGGAAAACAAAGAACCAGATTTCCAGGAATTAGTTGATAGAATAATAAAAACTACTTCTTGCGTAAACGGCTGTAAATATCACGATAATCTAAAAGTAATGTGGGTAGATTTACATAATGGTCGTATTCTGTGGTGGTGTCTGCGCCATTCTGTTATGTGGAATAGCTTAAATGAGAGGAGTAAATGATATGAAATACCCAGACGATTTTATAAATAAAGTAATCTGCGGAGATTGTTTAGAAGTTATGAAAGATAAACCAAAAGACAAAACATTTCATTATACAAATCCTGAAATGGTAAGAGATTTAATTCGTCTTGTTCCAATTAGTGAACAAGATACAATTTTGGACGCTGGAAGTGGTAAAAATAAGGTATGGTTTAATGAATTAAGAAGTAAAAAATTTGAATTTGCAAAAATAACAGATAAAGAATGTACACACGGAAATTATGTTGGTTGGTGTGATGATTGTGAAGATAAAAATAAAATATATGAATGTGAAATAGATGATGGATGTGATTTCTTTGAGTGGGATAAAAAGGTTGATTGGGTTATAGGAAATCCCCCATTCCATCTTGGTTGGGCTTTTTTAGATAAAGCAAGTGAAATCGCAGAAAAAGGAATTGCCTTTTTGGGAAATCTTAATTTTTGGAATAGTTGTTTACCTAATAGATTTGAAAAGTTAAAAGAGAAAGGATTTTATTTGAACAAAATACATATCTTACAAGATAAAAGGTGGTTTGGTAGATATTATTTTCTGGTATTTGAGAAGAAAGAAAACAACTTTGTAAGTTGGAACACAAATACTTATGAATAAATTTGTAAATAAGTTTTATGTTGAGCCATTTGTTGAGAACACTGAAGATGACTTTCAAGATTTCGTAGATGTAAAAATCCGCCAAACGCTTTGTATCAACTGCGGAAAACCCCATCACGAAAACTTAAAAGTAATGTGGGTAGATTTGCATAATGGGCGTATTTTATGGTGGTGCTTGGGACATTCGGCTATGTGGGGTAGTTTGAGTGAGAAGAGTAAATAGTTATCCACCCATTATCCACAATTTCATTTGCTTTATTTAATTTTTTAATATAGTATATAGATATGAACGAAATCGTGAATATAAGAAAAATAATTGTAGGCAACATCTCCAAGATGATTTTGGTTCTCACGAGCCAGTTCAGTCGTCTTGGAGATTTTGCTTGTAAAAAATATGGAGAAATTTAAGATAAAAGATGAGAGTGGAGACAAAAAGTATTTTACCCAAATACCAAATATGATTATCAATCATTCTACCGCTTATGAGCAGTCGCTTTATTTAGTTATGAAAAGAATAGCGGGAGAACACGGCTCGTGTTTTGCTTCTTTAAACTTTTTATCAAAGAAAATGGGTATTCATAAGACAACGGTTTCAAAAACAATTAAGAAATTACTAAAAAGAAAGTGGGTTAGTGAGATTGAGCACAAAAAAGTCAAAGGAGGAATAGTCAGGCAGTTTATTATCGTTGATTTATGGCGATTAAATATAGATTTATATGAAAGTGGTGCTGAAATGACCACTAACGAAAGTGGAGCTGTGGTAGTTGGAAGTGGAGCTGTGGTAGACGGAAGTGGTGCCCAAAGCGACATAAAGAAGAACTATAAAGAAGATATAGAAGAAGATACCGAGACAAGCTCGGACATTCCACTTCTTATAAAGGAATTTGAAAAACTAAATCCCGCTTCCAAGAAATTCTATGGTTATCCTCCACAAAGAAAAGCTTGCGCCGATTTAATTGAAACTTATGGATTTGATAGGGTTCGGGGTGTAGTTGAAAAAACTTTATCCAAAACAAATGGTATTCCCTACTTTCCAGTGATAACCACACCAATCCAATTAAGAGATAAGTGGGTTAGTTTAGAAAGTGCGATTAGAAAGTATCAGTCGGAAAAATTATCAACCACTAATAAATATCCAAAAATATGATAAAAATCCGCACAGGGTTCAGAGATGACCAGTATTACATAATAGATGACGAGGAAGCCCACAAAGTGTATTATCTTTTTAATAATCCCGAAGCAAGAACTATATTTGGAAATGGAGTTGCCTTGATAGGAAAAAACATACAAGGAATAGAACCAGCATATAATGAAATTATGGGGTGGAACCCGACACATAGATTAGATGATGATGATTGGAATGAAATAAGGGGTAGAGGAGTAGATAGAAAAATGAGAAATCTTTTAGAAGAAGCAAAATACATTGCCCAGTTATCAGAAAAAAATCCCGAACTTCTTAATAAATCATTAAGTGAGGTTAAACTTTTACCAGAAGATGAAATAAATAAAGAAACCAAACAAATAAGTGAAAAGATGAAGATATGAATTACGAATTAAAGGTCGGCTTGTATTATTAGAAGTAATATGATATAATGCAACTATGAAAACTCCAAATTTTAATAAACTAATAATCGTATTCTTAATAATAATCGCCTGTGTTTTCGCCTATCAAATACTATTCCCAAAGGTAATAATAGAAAACATACCAAAGCAAACTCCAGAAGTAATAGAAGTAATTCCCCAAGTAATTCCTCAAGATTATAAAGGATGACAATTAAAATTATGGTTACATTAAAAAATTTTAGTCCCTCAAATATACCAACACAAAAACAAGTAGAAGATTTAGGACAATTCTTAATTGAAAACTTTGAAAGCGAGATTGGTGGGAATAAAGAAGCAAATGGAGAAGGGGCAATAGAAATGTCGGTCAGACTACTCTTGGAATTAAAAGAACTCCGAATTAAAAGAAAAAATATAAACCAATTAGCCACAGCAACAGTCTGGCATCTTAATAATCCACAAGGCACAAAGATGAATATACCAAATGCTGTTTACGAAGTTTGGGGCAAGAAATTAGCGCAACTCCCCAAAGATAGAGAAATATCAGAAAGTGAAGCATTGGAAATCGTCAGGAAGAAATAATTTATCTCCCACCTTAAATAAATAAAATTATGGAAATCCAAAATATAGAAAATTGGCTTCAAAGATTAGAGGTAAGATACTTTAGCGAAAAAGCTACGCAAGATACAAAGATTTACAATTTAGAACAGCAAACTAAACTATTCTTGCAATTAGCCAGTGAGGTAAAAGAATTAAAAGACGCAAGATTAAGACAAATAGAGTTAAACGGACAGATTTTAGAAACATTGAAATTTTTAAGCAAACCAATAGAAATAAAATCAAGTTTTTTTAGTAGATTATTTAAGTAAGTAAAAATAAACAATGGAACAAGAACAAATGATTATCCTAACAGGATACGAAGCCAGAGTAAAGTTAATGGCTGGAATAGAAAAAGCTGCTAAAATTATAAACTCCACGCTGGGGCCTGGAGGGAAGAATGTTATTTATGAGTCAGAGTACAACAGGCGAGTAAATGTAGCTGATGATATGTATGATAGTCAAGCTCCAACAATTACAAATGATGGGGTAAAAGTTGCTTCAAAGGTAATTTTTGAAGACCCCATTGAAGATTTGGGGGCACAAGCATTATTTGAGGTCTCAAAACAGCAAAACATAGAAGCAGGAGACGCTACCACCACAGTAGTAACGATTGCTCACAAACTAATTCAGTTGATAATGAATAAACTAAATGAGGGAGGTGAATTAGATGTTGAGACTATAAATAGAATGGAGCTTAAAAGGGAACTAAACAAAGCCAAAGACGAGGTGATTGCCGAACTTAAAAAGAAAGCCAAACCAATTAAGACCCTACAAGAACTTGAAAATATAGCAATGACAGCGGGAGAGAACGAGTTTATTGATAAAAAAATAGCGGAAGCGTGGTGGAAAGTAGGAAAAGATGGTTGGGTTGGAGTTGAAGGACACAAAGGACTTGAGACAGAAATTGAAGTTCACGAAGGTATGAGATTTCACGCCAAGTTAATGAGTGAGTATATGAGAACCAATGCAAAAGGTGAAATGGAAGTAAAAGAACCCCTCGTTATTGTAACTAATCACGATATAGATAATTCAGAACAAATAAAAGGATGGATACAAAAAGCGACACAAAAAATAAAATTTGACATAGTTTTATTTGCCCCAAAGTTTTCAGCCAAAGCGACAGATTTTATAAATACAGCAAGAATGAAAGTGGAACAATTCAATGTAGCAAACAAAAATAAAGGAGTAAAAGCGGTAAGATTATTTGCAGTTAAAATTCCTTCATTAACCGAAAAGGAAGGGGGACAAGTGGAAGACCTTGCAATTTTTACAGGAGCAAAGTTTATAGACAAACACAAATCAATGAGTATGGAAGATTCTAATGTTGATTATTTCGGATATGCTACAAAAGTATTCTGTGATAATGACATAGCAATCGTAGCCAGTGATAATGGAGATGTAAAAAAGAGAATAAAGGATTTAACAATTCAAATGAACTCCGAAAAAGACGACACATTTAAAAATCGCCTAAAAAATAGAATAGCATCACTATCATCAGGCATAGCTATAGTAAAGGTAGGAGCAACAACTGATACTGAGAGAAGATATATCAAACTTAAAACAGACGATGCGGTTCATTCTTGTGGAAATGCACTGCAAGATGGATATATTACTGGAGCGGGACAGGTTCTTAAAAAACTACCTTGTAAAAATGAATATCTTAAAAAGGCGTTAGAGTCACCTTATAATCAGATACAAACAAATGCAGGAAATATAGATATACCAAAGTGGGTAATAGACCCAGTAAAATCAATGATACTTGCGATAGAAAGAGCTGTAAGTATGGCATCAATGATTATCACCATTGATACTTGTGTGGCTTATAAGAGGGATAATGATTTAAGTAAAAAGTTTGATGAGATATTAAAAGTATTAAAGAAATAAGATGATGAGAATATTAAAAAAATTTCCAATAATTCTAACCAAACAAAAGGATTTTTTGGGAAGTCAAATAGATAAAGACGGATACGGTAGGTATAATGAAGCCACTGTATTTTTACTACCAGAAGATGCTGTCTTAATAGAAATGCCAGAAGATAAGAAATTATGATTGAAACTATGTTTATTGGTATAGTAATTTTAGCGATAAGTGATTAAAAAATAATAGGTAGAGTAGCAACAAAAAGATTTGTTGTTAATCAACAGGAAAACAATGACATTTGTAAAAGGAAAATCAGGAAATCCTAAAGGAAGACCTAAGGGGAAAACATTAAAAGAATGGCTTAAAGATAAGTTAGCTGATATGTCTGTGGAAGAGAGAGAGGAATTTATTAAAACAATACCTAAGGAAATGCAATGGAGAATGGCTGAAGGAAATCCAAGACAAGACACAGGTGTTCAAGTAGAGGGAGAAATCAAAGTAGAAATATCAGAAGAAATAGCTTCAAAGAATAAGATAACTTAATGTATTTGCATCCCACACAAGCAATAGTAGCTAAAGATTTACATCGTTTTAGAGTATTAAGATGTGGAAGAAGATGGGGAAAGACGATGTTGATTAGCGAAGAAATAAAAGGATTAGTTCTATCAGGAGAAAAAAAGATAGCTTACATAGCTAATAACTATCAACAAGCTCGTGATATTATATGGGAGATATTGAAAAGAGAATTAAATCCAATTATAATTGATAAGAATGAAGCAAGATTAGAGATTTTAGTTAGAACATTAAATGGAAAACAAAGTCAGATAGTATTAAGAGGTTGGGAAAGTATTGAAAACTTAAGAGGACAAGCGTTTCACTTTTTAGCAATAGACGAAGTGGCGATGATGAGTAATTTCTGGGTTGGTTGGCAGGAGGTGTTAAGACCAACACTAACAGACTATAAGGGAATGGCTATGTTCACTTCAACACCGAAAGGATATAATCACTTCTTTGATTTATGTAATTTAGAACTTACGGATGAGAATTTTAAAACATTTCACTTTACATCCTACGAAAATCCACATTTACCAAAAGATGAAATAGATGACGCCAAAAGAACTTTGCCAGAAGAACGATTTGAACAAGAGTATATGGCAAGCTTTGAAAAGACAGCAGGACTTGTTTATAAAGAATTTGACAGAGAAAGACATCTATATGATTTTCTACCCACCCCACCTTTAGATAAGAAATATACAAAAATAGGAGCGATTGATTTTGGTTATAGAAATCCTGCCGCAGTTTTAGATATAAGATTTGATGATGAAATGATATATGTTGAAAGTGAATGGTATAAAATGGAAAGAACAGAGATACAAATAGCAGAATATGTGGCAGGAAACAAGTTTGATGCAGTATATCCCGACCCAGAAAGTCCTTCCGCTATTGAGGAATTAAGACGAAAAGGCATAAATGTAAGAGAAGTAGTTAAAGGAAGAGATAGTATAAAATCAGGTATTCAAAAGATAAGAGAATTACTGATTTCAGGTAAAATAAGAATAAATAGAAAGTGTGTTAATTTGATTAGTGAGTTTGAAACTTATTCGCACGAAGAAATTAAAGATGATAAAAACAAGCCAGAAAATCCTATTAAATCAAACGACCACGCTTTGGACGCTTTGAGATATTTCATTCTGATGATGGATACAAAACCACAACAACTAAAACAATTTAGACCAAAGTGGCAATAAGATTGACTTTTTTTGCGTTTAGGTGTATAATGGAAGGCAATTACAATTAAAAACTAAACTTACGGAACACTAAGTGCTAACAATGATTGGCACAGTATCTAAAAATAAAAAGGAAAATATAGTATCAGCTTATATGCCTTCAAATGAGGTTCTTGAGCTTATTAAAAATGTCAAAAAGGACTACGCTACTGGTGTAGGAATAATGCAAAAGTCCTATGAAGAGTTCAACGACAAGACCATTTCACAAAGAATGAACCTTGACCAAAAGGCATTTAACTCTTATTCAGAACCAAAATCTACCGACCCAGACAGAAACTGGCAATGGACAGGTGTAAAACCGATTACACGCAATAAACTTATAAGTATAGCGGCTCACATAACCGCTAATATTCTTATTCCACAAGTGTTCGCTCAAAATGACGCAGACGAAGAAGATAAACTAACAGGAGAAGTGATGCGTTCACTTATTGAGTGGAATATACAAAACTCTGATTATGACATTACATTTTTAGGTGCTGTTATTTCTGCGTTAGTAAATCCAGCCGTGATAGTAAGTGTAGAGTTCGCAGAAGTAATGCAAGACATTAAGACCAAGAATGAAGCAGGGGAGATAAGTGTAAAGGAAGTTATAGATGAGTTCTTTTCAGGAATGCAAATGCACATCGTTCCTTGTGAAGAATTACTAATCAATAACATTTACGAATATCACCTACAAAGACAAAAATGTGTTATAAGGAGAAAATATGTTGACTATGATGTAGTTGAAGGAAAATACGGAGACCACAAGGACTTTGGACTTGTTAAAACAGGCATAAGAACATTTTACTCAGAAGAAGAAGGAATGTTTTATGACAATAAAGATGAGGAACATCCTACACTATGCGAGGAGGTTGTTTACTATAATCGTAGAGAGGATATGGAAGTTCCTTTTGTTAATGGTATTTATTTGGGAACAGGAAATGTAAAAGATAATCAATTCAAACATAGACGAATAATCAACTACGATGGTGAGGTGATATTAGTTCCCATTTATCCATTCGCTAAAAGTGGATATGAGTTAATAGACGAAAAGAGATTTTTTTACTACAAATCAGCCGCTTTTAAACTCGCTTCAGAACAAGACCTCATAGATAAGATTTACAGAATGGTAATGGACGGGACATTTATGCAAGTAATGCCTCCTATTGCGGGATTTGGCACAGGAGCGATTGACTCGTCCGTGATGTATCCAGGAGCATTTACTCCATTCGCAAAGGACTCAAAGATAGAAAAAATAGACGCAGGCGCAAAACTTGACTGGGCTTATAAGGCGATAGAAACTTTAGAAGACTCATTATCAGAGAGTTCACAAAGTGAAACAATGGGTGGAACACTCCCAGACCCCGACCAAAAAGCATATACGGTAGCAAGGGCAGAGCAAAATGCACGAATACAACTTGGAATGTTCGGCAAGATGATAGGCAGATTAGTAATTGATATAGGATATTTGATGGCTGATATAATACTTAATCATCAAACCGTAGCTTCAATAGATGAGACGGTATCAGGAGAGTTAAAAATGAAATACAAGACTTTTTTACTTCCGAACCAGACAAAAGAAGGAAAACAAATAACTAAAAAGATGGTATTTACTGATGAATTTATGGGAGTAAAAATGACGGAAGAACAACTCTTAAAAGAAAGTTTTAAACTTAAGAAAGAAGGAGGCGACTCTGAAATATATAAGATAAATCCTGTTCTATTTAGTCGTTCAAGGTTTCTGTTTTCAATAAACGCTGATGAACAAATCAACAAATCGGACGCATTTGAAAAAGCCTGGAACCTTGAGGCACTTGACCGTGGAATAAATAATCCATTTATAAATCAAGAGAAATGGACAGAAGAACATCTTGTAAAAGTATTCCATAAGGGAGATTCAGAGAAGTTTATGACTAAAGAACAAATGGGAATGCCAATAAATAAGACATCAAAATCAACACCAATCAATAAGTTAATGGAGTCAAAGGTCGGTTTATTAGGATAACAAATAAATTCAAATGAACATAAAAGAATATGCATTAGTATATGAGCCAAAAATAAGCAGAGTTTATGAAAAAGACCAAGCTGGTAAAGATGCGACTGAAGAACAAGTTTTAGCTTTCTATGACAAGTTTGGAGGTTTAATTCTAAAGGACGGACTTAAAGTAGAAAATGGCAAGTTTTGGGCTGAATATACACAAAAATTAGCTTCAGCGCATAAATCTGAGGTAGAGAAGGTTAAAAAGGAGGAGTTAAAGGCAAAAGATGTAGAAATAGCGAAATTAGTGGAAGTTAAAAAGGTTAAAAAGGTTAAGAGTAAATAATGAATAAATTTGTAGATAATCTTATAGATGAAACACAATTTCTTACATTCAACAAGAATGAGGTTTTTATTCGTGGCAAGAAGTTAGATAAAGACCAAATCAATGAATTAAAGGACTCCGCAAAGGCATTTTACAACTCACCTATTTGGAGGATGTTAGTTCAAGAAGTTAGAAATGAATCAGTTATGGCACTTTATAAAGCCAATCCAAATGTGCCTACTGAATCAATAGCAGGTCAAACAATGTTATTAAACCTTGAGATAATGGAAAAATTACTCAAGAAATTAACCTAATGGGTTTAATATGAGGGTCTTAGCTTCGGCTGTGTTCCAAGACCCTCACACTAAGTCCATTAGGACAGGTTGGGTAAGCCTTAATTACCATTAAGAACCCTTGATAGCAGGTAGCTATAAAAAATATGGAACAAGAAAAGGAACAAAAAAAGGTGGAAGAAGAATCATCAGCCACCGATGAAAAAGAGGAGGAACAAAAACCTGAGAAACAGGAAGAAGAAGAAAAAGACGACTTTGATTATAAGTCGGAGTTTGAAAAGTTAAAAGGCACCAAAGAAAAGAAAGATTACGCTTGGAACAAACTTCATAAGGAAAACAAAGACCTCAAAGAAAAACTCAAGGAACTGGGTGGAGAAGAGGATAAAGAAGATGTCCGAGACATTATCAAAGAAGAGATTAGTGGGTTAAGAAGCGAGCTTTTAAGCAATAAGTCAGAATCGGAGATTGCTAAACTTACCGACAATCAATTTGGAAGAGAATTGATTAGATTAAATTTAGAGAGATTTCCAGGAATGTCTATTGAGGATGCTTGGTTTCTTGCCAACAGAGGCAGATTGGAAGGACAAATGTCTGAAATGAAAAAGACATCCCTTTCAAAAGAACGCAAAGGTTCTGGTTCAGGAGCAGGACAAAAAGACCAAAAGTCAAAAGAACCTCAAATATCTTCTGATGATATGACAATAATTAACAGAATGGGGCTTAAATGGGACGGAAACGCCTTCACAAAGCCAAAAGGTAAATTTGGTCTCAAATTAGAAGGAGACAAACTTGTTCAAATAAAGACATAATCAAAGTTGATTAACAGATAATCAATTAAAGATATGGCAGTTCAAAAAGTATTTAAGGTTGTAGAAGACCCTGGATGCGCCATTATTGCAAGAGTTGAAGACAGGACAACATCTTCAATGACTGCAGCAATAGCAAAAGGAGAACCTCTAAAGACAAGAACAGTGCAGAATAGTGCAGCAACAGACTTGATTCCAGTAGGAGATGGAGACCCTGAAATAGCAGTCGACGATTTTATTGGAATTGCAAATAGTGCTTCAACAGAAGCCGCAGCAACAACTGAGGGCGTAGTTGAGGTTATTCTTTGCAAAGGTTCAACATTCATAAGAGGAAAAGCTACAACATTCGCAAATATAGACACACAAGCAGAAATTGATGTGTTGTTATTTGCGTGGGTGACTTTTGATGTCACTGCATTAACGAATACAAATGGAGACTTCACGGTTGATGAAAACGAAACATTAGACAGCAATGTTAATGGACTCCAAATTATGAGAGGCGACCCAGTATTAGGAACTTTAGATGTTAGAGTTCATTCACTAATTTTGGACGCTTATGTTGCTTAATAGATAACCTTATAAAATTATGAAATTAGATGCACAAGTCGTCTCTTAATTCGTAGCGACTTTTTAGTGGAAACACTAATTGACAAATCTTGCCTAATCAATGGGGAAAACCCTGAGAAGGACAACCCTCAAGAACCCGAAAGGGACTTGCAGAGACTGAGTGGTGAGACTCCTAACAGATAATGCTGAGGAAGAAGCGACAGTCCGAACTACACATATAATCTAAAAACGAAAGTGTAGAGATAAGTAGAAATGACTTATCCATTAGAACCTTGAAAATTACATAGCAATAGAGTATAATATCATAGATGGTATTTTATAGAGGAAACAAAGAAAGACTTGGGACAAAACACAAACAAGAGACAATCAATAAAATGAGGAGGTCTGATGTGTGGTCTAATATAGATGAAGCCAAGAGATTATATTTAGAAGGTAAAACTTGTAGAGAAATTGGTGAAATCTTAAAAATCAATCATATTACACTTGGAAAGGGATTGAAACGAATTGGTGTTAAAATGAGAATGTCTAAACCACGAAAAGGAAATATCGCTTGGAATAAAGGAAAGAGATATTTAGCAATTACTGGAGATAAAAACCCTAACTGGAAAGGAGGTATTTCAGGAATCAGAGATGAAATCAGACATTGTTTAGAATATAAACAATGGAGAAAGGAAGTCTTTGAACGAGATAATTATACTTGTAAAAAATGTAATAAAAGAGGTGGAGAATTAGAAATCCACCACAATATAAAAACATTTTCTGAGATTTTAATATCAAATAATATAAAATCAACGGAAGATGCAATACTATGTAATGAGTTTTGGAATATAGATAACGGGATAACTCTTTGTCTAAATTGCCACAATAAAACAAAAGGTAATAATAGTAACAAAATGACGAACAGAGCTTGATGAGGTTCTCTTTGAGGAATATGAAAGGGAGTCAGCTCCAGGCGAAATTCTCGCAACTGATGGTTTGTTCGTAAAGCAAAAGGATATATCAAAAGGGTATGTAATATACGCTGAAAATATGGGTCCTGGCGCTTTTGAAAAACACGTTCAGGAGCAAAATGTAAAAGAGTCAACTACAAAAGTTGGCAATAAAGTAACGAAGGAAATAGAAAACTGGAAGAACTCTTTGCCCGTGGCGATTGAGTCTTACGAAGATGACCAGCACGATGTTATCCAAGATAATGTTCGTGAGATGGGAATTAACGCAAGAATCACAAGGGATAAAGATGTAATTCAGACATTGTATGGTGATGGATTTGACGAGACAACGACACCTGACGGTGTTTATACTTGGTCAAACTCACACTTAAATCTAAATGGGGACACAATAGATAATCTGGAAACAGGAACACTAACTCCAGCAAACCTTGAAACACTTGTTAAGTCATTAAGACTGCAAAAGAAACAAGATGGTTTGTTAGGTGGACACAATCCAGCAGGATTGGCAGTCCCAGTAGCATTATTCCCTGACGCGCAGGAAATAACAAAATCAGAATTAGCAGCTCACACAGGTGAAAATCAACTTAACTACTTCTCGGCAATTTATCCAGGATTAGTAGTTGGCTCATCTGGTTTTCTTGACAGCACCTTTAACGACTACACCAATGCTAATACTTCACATTATTTGGTATCAAGAAATCACAAACTTACAAGAACAGTAAGATTAGGATTGACCACAGAATTGATACCTTATCAATTTGACCAAAAAGACAGATGGTTTTACAAGGCACGATATAGAGAGGTGCCTTCAGCTAAAGGTTGGCAGGGAGCAGTAGCTTCTTCTGGAACAGTCTAATTATTACTAACCAACTATGACTATGAAAGAAACAATTAAATTAGTCGCTATAGTTCTCATTGCAGGACTTATTGGTGGTTTCGTAGGCGGTCTGGTTGGTAATCAATCAGACTACTTAGGAAGTGGCACACGCTTTCCCAGTGGGTTAAGTGCAGACGGCACTTCACCTATTGCGGGAGAAGTTAGAGGAACTACTCTAACGATTACAGGAGCACAAACTCTTACAGGGGCAACAACTCTTTCAAGCACCCTTACAGCAAATGGATTAGCTACATTTAATGCGGGGTATTATCACAGTTATACTAATTCAACATCTACAACGGCAACGACTCAAACTCTTGTAGCTGCAGATATCTTGAATTACACAAGTATAATTTTGACACCTAATGTTGGAGCATTAACACTCACATTTCCAGCTTCTTCTACTCTATCGGCAATGGTGCCAGTAGCAGGAGATAGTTTTAAGCAATGTTGGTATAACGCTACAACAACCGCAGCAGTAACAATTACATTTGCAGCAGGAACAGGTATTGATTTTCAGAGAGCAGCAACTACAACTACGGATGGTGGAGCTACAACAGCATTTCCTATTGACGAACAAGGTTATGCTTGTCTAACATACTTTAGACAACCAGCAACATCTTCAACATTTGATATTGGTGTTCTTATGACAGGATATCTAAATGCGGATTAGTTCATCCATTCAACTTCTCAATTTGGGAAGTTGAGTTGGGTGAGCTAAAATTAAAAGTTAACAATTAACGATTATGAACAAAATTATTGGAATAGGAATAGTGGTAATAGGACTTATTGTCTTATTGACTACTGGAACTATGCAACTTGGTGGAGTGGTTCAAAATACGCCAACATATTCTGATGTGGCCACAAGTGGAATTATATCATTTACAAGTTCTACTCAGATATTGGCAACAACATCAAGAAGGGCTTATGCTGTAATATGCAACACGACAGCAACGAATGCCGCTTATTTAAGTTTTAGAGCAGATGCAGTGCCAGCTAACGGACTATTAGATTTTGAACTTGGAACTGGTGAATGTTATGAAATTGACAATGACAACCTTTATGTAGGAGCTGTTAGAGCAACATCATCAACAGGCACAATAAATTTAACAGTAACAGAATTTAAAGATTAATGACCACTCAAAACCTAAAGCAAGAACTTACGGGAATGTTGCACGGAAGCACTCTTAATAAAGTGCGAAACTTTTACGATTTATGTAAAAGGGCTTCTGGCAATGTTTTACTAAAGATAGACCCCGCAGAAACGAGGAGAATTGCCAATCTTACAAACGCAATACACG